ACAATTTAATAAATCGTAACCAGCTTCTATTTTAGTCATTATTTGACTTTTGTAAGTACTTATTCCAAGCCCTAAATAATAAACTTTAACTGGACTTCCATAATCCTTAGGATTACCGTCATAACGAATTATCGGGATTATAATCTTAGATGTCGGTTTACCTAATAATTCGGATGTCTTTTGTTCTTGGTTAAAATAAACATATCCTGTTTTAGGGTGGTAATGTAAATCTAAAACTTTCATTTCTGATGAAATGATACTAATTACCTCCGAACCTTTTTCTACTGCTTTATACCTCTGAATACCTTTATATTCAATTTCAGATCCTAATTTAATTGTAGAATTAGGATCATAAGGATTATAATTTTGTTGATTTTCCATAAATGGTATCTCCTATAAATTGTATTTGTTTTTTTAAGTTCTGATCGGTACTATTGACCGTATAGAACCGAATATTTGCTTTATCTAAATAATTTAAATAAGCCTTATGTAATTTATTAAGTTTATCAAATTTAACAAACTTATCTTTAAAATCATTTCTATCATAATTTTTATAAATATAAAAACCTATTGTATTTCTTTCTGAAAGTATTTTCTCCAATTTCCAAAAATAATTTTCATCAATTCGTTTATCTTTATAAACCTTACTGTATGCGAATTGAGATATAAACCAACGATCCAATACAATGTTATCCAAATCAGTATTATGTAAAATCATATTCAAATAAGAAAATTCAACGAAAGGAATTATATTTTTGTCGTTTCCAAAGTAATAATTATTAGGTAAAGGATTTTTAACATAAAATAAATTATATTTTTTACATAATTCTTTTGCTATTGTAGTTTTACCGCTTTTATCTATGCCTTCAATTATGATTATCATATATAATTCCTTTCGTGATAATTTTAGTAAGGAGATATTATATATATCGTAAGAAAATACAAAATTTTATAAAAGTTCTTCTAATAAAACATTATATCTTTTTAAATTCATATCCTGTTTAGCTTTACGAGTGTTCTTATTTTTTTTATACTCAAAAATTTTATCTCTATGTTTAAGTCGAAATTTACTTAAATTGACTTCTCTTCTGTCTTTATAATCTTCTAAATTCAAATTATTTTTAATTTCTTCTATATCTATATATATACCTTTCTTTTTAAATATCTTTTTTATTTCTTTATCAGACTTTAATTTTACATATAAATCAATATAAAGTGCCGATCCTTTTTTATACATATCATTTTTGCTTACTTCTTTCATATCTTTTTGTAAGTTTAAATTTATTTGTATTAATTCGATCAATTTTTCTAATACATTAGAACCATCTTCTATGAATTCACTGCTACAATAATCTAATGCTAATTCGTTAACACCGGAATTATTTTTCATAAAATATAAATCTTGTGAATCAACACAATTTTCAACAATTGCTACTTTATAAGCATTTTTATTATCAGAACGGCAAATTCTACCAACGTTTTGATTAACATATGTTAATCTTTGATTACTAATTTTAGTTTTTATATCATCAGAATTTAAATTCTTATCTGCTGTATCTATACCTAAATGACGAGGTTTATAAATATCAGCATCCACAATAGCGATATCATAAGGCTTAAAATCATATCCACGAGCATAAGCAGTAAGAGAACCCATCACAAACATACTATACTTATTCATTATCTCATCATCGAAACTGCCATCCATCCCTCTTGTATAATCTTTAGTACCTTTTCCTGTTAATTCCGCAATATCCGTAAAATTATGCTGTTTTTGTATTTTGTTGTATAACTTTGTAGCGCCCTCTGCCGTCGGTGTAAATTTTAACATTTTTAAATTAATGTTGTTTAACATCATATTCAACATTGACAAATCATTAACTGACAAATTCCCATTAATTCCAATATAAGTTATTTTTTTAATACGCTGTTCCGAATTGTCAACTTTAATCAATTTAACTTTATTTTCCATGACTTTATATACCGCATTTTTAATTAATTCCTCTAAATGCCAAGTAGCAGTAAATCCAATAACTTTCACTTTAGTGCTTTTAAATAACAATAAAGGTAAACAATCATAGACATCTAACATTTGTGTATTACAAGAATAATAAGGAAATTTAACCAACTCTTTTCTTTCTTTAATTTCCATTTCTCTAATATCATTCAAATCAATTTCAAGTCCTTCTTTATATGTAGGATAAAACCTTATCAGTTTAGGATTATAACCAGTTTTAATAATGTCTTTTATAAAATCGTTTACATCATAAATTTTATTCTCATCATCCACAAATTCTCTTTCTGATATATCAATCTGTTTCAAAAAGTGTTTCGAATTATTAATATTAGTATAAGACGTATTTAAATCTGTCAGTTTGATTTCACTTTCTAACAAATTATTAAAAATATTTTGATCTATTCCTTGTTTTTGATTAAAACGCCTGTTAGTGCTATAATCTCTAATTATATTTTCATGAAAAAATTCGTATATATTATCAATTTCATTGTAAGTGTATATTGAATTATTGCCGTTGATACACTGGTCGCAAGTTACTTTGTAACATCCTTTTTTAGTAGCGTGGCATTTTCTTAATTTTGTATAAACGGTTGTATCTTTTTGCCCTTTATCCACTGCTTTTTTATATCTTTCTTGTAAATTAATACTTATTATATTACTGTTTAAAAAGTAATCAATTTCATCAATCAAAACTAATGGTTTATACGTGTCTATATACTTCCATAATGAAAATATGAATGCTGAATGTCCTTTTCTTTTAATATAAGTGTGGTGTGTAATTATTAATTTAATTTCTTCTAAATTATACTCAGATAAATTTGTTCCCGCTTGTAAAACAAGAATTCTTTCGTCCTCTAAAAAATTTATATCTTCAGATTTTAACCTTTCTTTTAAATTTTCAATATGTTTTTTGTTTTGACTTACCAAAATTGTTGGTTTATTGTTATTAAGCCTATTAATCGCCGTAAATATCATCTCATACGTTTTTCCGCTTCCCGTCGGTGCTATAATATTCACAAAATTTTCTTTTGATTGTAAGGCATCATTCACTGCGGTTTGTAAATCTTCAGTGGAACTTCTTTCCATAAAATATTTTGGTTTGATTGATCTTTTATATGTATCGAATAAATTTTGAATATGTGGAAGTTTATCTGTTAATATATCTTTACAATGTTCATGGAAACAATTATGATAAACCTTCCAACCAGAATGAGTATAAGATAAATATATATTATATTCTGTATTAGAACCATCTTTATGATCATAAAAAGGGTCTTTTCCAATTAATTTTTCTTGTGCTGAACCTTTCATTTTCACTCTTTTGTAATTCCAATTAAAATCTGTTGTCATCACATGTTCTAAAAGATTTAACATTTCAGAGTATTCATCAATATCATAATCAATATTAACTTCATTTTTTCTATTCTTTTTTAAAATTTCTTTAAATTGTTTAAAATCTTTTTCAGAAAGTTCATTTAACTCGCCAACAATATTATATTTTTCTTTCCCGTCATAATCTCCATACACAGAAATAGAGGTAGCGCCATATTGTATCTCAAATCCAAAATTCTTTAAATTTTCTGCTTTACTGCTTAGATAGTCCGGATTAGAAAATAAATACAATGCTTTAAATTTTATTTTCTTTTCAATTAGTTCTTTTATTGTATATTCTTTAAATTCATTAGTAGGACAATGATACGACACCATAGTGTCATCAATTTCAAAATCTACCGGTAATTTATCATAATTGTCAATATCGACTGACAACAAATTAAATTTATAGCCTGTCCTAAGCCCGATTGTCGGGTATTCTGAAAATAAATAATCTTTAGCCCGATCCCATTTGCTACTCATATTGTCATTTTTTAAATTTCTTTTTCTATATTTAGGGATCGGCTCTAACCCCATATTCCTAAGTTTATCTACAATTTCTAAAAAATTATCATTTTTTTTTATGTCAAAAAGTGAATATTGATTAGGATCGTCTTTTTTCTTTGACTTCTTTTTTTCTTCTTTTTCAACACTATCTATTAATTTCCAGCACTCTTCTATATAGTAATTATAATCTAAATTATCGGGTATGCTGTTATTTTCGATATTGTTTACAATAATAGCATTATCCGAGTTAGCAAGCGAAATATAACCTTTCTTTTTACCTTTTATTTTATTTTCAGGGATTATTTCCTTTTTTCCGTTCTTACCGCCCCACTTCTTTATCACAGCACCGCCTGTTCCCTGTTTAGCAACATACCAACGGACAAAATCATCCACTTGTAAATCATTTTGGCTATAGATAAAATCTTTGGAAGATTTAGAATAATATAAAAATTCATGTAAATCTTTACAATTTTTAATTGTTTTTTCAGGTTCTATTCCCTTTGTGAAATAATCAATTAACGCCAATTTAACAATATTTATCTGACTTTTTGCAGCAATATAATCGTCTGTATTGATTGTAAAAATACCTTTTAACTTTAATTTTCCGTTAAAATCTTCCGATAAATAATTATTAACATCTCTTCTTACATAAGTTTTATATTCGCTTTTCTCTAATCCGAAACCTGTGGCCTGTTCCCATTCTTTTATTATGTTATCGAACTCATTTAATTTTGTTTGTTTAACTTTACATAAAACACCATCAGTATTAGCGGATATAATCTCAAATCCTTTTTCTGTAAACATTTCAATAAGTTTTAATAAATATAATTGCCCATTTATCGTTACTTGTAAAGTACATAGAGGATCATAAAGAAAAGAATATTGATCGTTTAATTTTCCGAAAGTACTGTTAAGAACGATTTTTAAACCGTTGGAAGTATTTTTATCTCCGCTTTTCTTTGCTTTAACTCTCATATCGAAAATTTCTTTATAAGTTGTTAAGTATTCCTCACCTAAATTTGAAGGGTAAATATTTTTATTAATCATTATAGAAGGGTAATAAGAAGTTACATCTACGTCTATTAATTTGTATTCTTCATTAGAATAAAATTTACCTTGTTTATCAACACTATGTAAACCGCCAATACCAAAGTCATATTGTTTTCCATTAAATTCAATTCTTTGTTTCACATTCTCATATTGTAAATTTTTACTAACTTCATCAATAGTTATAAATTTTTCAAGTAAATTATTCAAAAATGTTTGTAATTCTTTACTTTTAAATTCAATATCTTTGAATATTACTTGCCGCATTTGTATAATTTCACGTTCAGAACGTATTTTTTTAATTTCCCATATTTTTTTGCCTGTTTTTTCAGCATATCGATTAGCAAGAATTTCCTCTGCTACTTTCGGATTTTTAATCGTTGTTAATTCAGAACCAACATTAAATAAATTTTCTAATGTCAATTTACTCTCAAAACTACTTTTAACCATAGGCATATTATAAGCAATTAAAGTAATATTTATGTCATGTTGGTTATATTTAATTACTTCATCAAATTCTTTTTCTGTTAAATAGGTATCAAATTGATACGGTAAACTTTGGAGTGTTTTATAGTGTTTTTTAATTCCAAGTTCTTTTAACGAAATTCCACGTTGTGCATAAGAATTAAATATATCATAACTCTTTTTCCATGTATGAGGAGTATATTTCAGCCTATTATATTCATTTCGGCGATCTCCGTTTATAATTCCATAACTACATTCGTATAAAAGCGAGTTAGTTATTATTATATTATTATATTGTATATCTCCATCTTCGCTTATAGCAAAAGGAATTTGTATATATTTTAATATAATGTCGTCATACGAATAATTGTTATAACCTATTAATTCTAAATCTTTTTCTAATAAGAATTGTTTTAAATCCTGTATAGAACCATAATTTTTATAATCTTTATTATTAAATAAAGCGAATTCTTTTTTAATGGAACGATCAGGGTTAATGAACGTTACAAAGAAGGCATTAGGATAGATTTCTATATCATATACATATCTCATAATAAATTTCCTTTTTTTTTGTTTATTATGAGATATATCGAATTTAATAAACGGAAAACAAAGAAATTAAATTTATTTTATTTTTAAATTATTATTATTAGATATTTTAGAAGTAGGAACAATTTTATTATATTCTTTCATTATTTTTTTTAGGTCTGTATATATTTCGTGATAATCCATACTTGTTGTAATTGGTTCTTCTGAACCGTCGGTTCTATGCGTTTCAAAAAAAATTGAAACGCATACATAATCAATATTTTCCTTAAAACCATAAATTTTAATCTTTCTGGAAAGAAGATTAGGCGAATATACTATAAATAAAACAGATTTTTAGCTATTACCAATTAAATTATAAATTGGTAATAGCTAAAAAATAAACATGAAAGGATTAAAAAAGTGTTTTAGAGTAATCAATATTGGAGTATTGATTACTCCTTTAACAACACGCAATTTAATAAAACTTAAATTAAAGATAATAAAAATAGCTGTAAAAGTCAAATTTTTAAAAAGTTTTTATAATTCTGTTTAAAAATCCGATATAATATAATACAGTAAAGAAATTATAACTAATTTGACTTGTTATTTATATATCATAAAGGCATTACAGATTTCCTTGTTCCTTAAATCGGGTAAAGTTATTACATAACATTATTGAATTTTCTTTGTAATTTATTTATAGAAAAGATATATAATTTTAAATTTAAACCTTGTAGTCATTTTTTGCTATATATAAGCAAAAAATGACTACAGAATAAAAAGAAAAATTCCAATATAATTGTTAACTGGAAATGACACAAGGAGTAGAAGCGAGATTACAAAGATTTAACTTCATAAAAAAAATGACTACAAACCTTGAAAAGGAGTATCTATTCAATGTTTATATCTATTTTACGTGAATGTTTACTTTATAAATTAGTTAAAAAATCAGAAATTTCAAAACACTTAAAAATTTCTATTAGGTTTTTAAATTATGCTATTAGAGAACAAAGAGACCTAAAAAAATTTGAAAAAAAGTTAGTCAAATACCTTAAAAAACAAAAAAATTTGATTGAAAAATTGAATTTTGAATTAACAGAAGATAACATAAATTATATTTATAATTGCTTTATAGAAAACAAATTAACCGATAACAATGAATTATTAGAGTATTCCGATAACCGCTTATCTTTATCGACTATAAAAAATTGGAATAAAAAGAAATGGCATACAGAGGAGAGTAAAAAAACGATGTATAACACTTTAAAACACTTATTAGTTACAAAAAAGATAAGATTTAATAATATTTTATAAATAACTTCTTAACTGTTTTGCTTCTAATAAACGCCTTAATTCTATCTTATGCTGGTTTAATAAACTTGTAATTTTATTTTCAGACACTTTCAAAACCCTTGAAACTTCATTTAGCGTTAAGTTTTCAAGAAAATAAAGAATAAAAATTTTAGAAACGAGATTAGAAAAATTATTTTTTAAAGTATCTACTATTGTTTCTGTTATATAATTAGAATTATCTTCATAACTTGGGTCATGTTCTATTCGGCATTCCAATAAATCAATAATTTCAACATCTTGATCTACTTTAACATTAAGACTATTTTCTATAAAATAAATAGGATCTCTTTTTTTACTTACTTTACGTAGATAATCGAGAATAGACCCTTTCAGCCTGCTATAAACAAAAGCACTAAAAGAAGTATTAAACTTTAGTTTGTACCGGTCTATCTGCTTATTTAGTTCCATTAAGGCAATTTGATACAAATCGGATTTATCTATAAAGTTTGGCAGTGTTGTTTTAACATCTTTTACTGCCTTTATACATAGATGCTTATAAGTGGCTACCAAATTACCTTTAAGTTTTTTATTTTTTTTATATTTTTTCCATAAGTTTTTATCTTTCATTTCGACTTCCTTTATACGATATATATATAAATATACTAAAATTTTGGAGAATTACATATGATTAAAGATTTAGTAAATGATGTTATAAAAACGGATTTAATTAAACAAGCTATTTTTTTAGATAAACTGAATATTACAAAACAGTACTTTTATAAGTTTAGAAAAGGGGATTATGATTTTTCTTTACATAAAGAAAAAATTAAGCAGCTTGTAATTGAAATTTATTTCCAATTACAAGATATTTACTTATTATATTCTAACGAAAGCAAGGAAAAGATATTAGCCTTATTATTAAATCAAAATCTGACGACCTTAAGAGAATTATCTTTTTATTGTGGATTGTCCATTGGAACTATAAACAGATGGAATGAGATGAGACATTCGAAAGAAACTCATAAAAAATTAAAAGTAGGAATAAAAAATTTGTTAATTTACAAGATAAACACCTTTAAAGAAATCTTTAATCTAAGAGGTTTAAAGGTATCAAATTAAAGACTTTTATCATTTCGAGTATAATTCTATTACTTTTAATAAAAAGGTGCTTAAATGAAAGATATTTGCTTACGAAAATATCAGATCGAATGTATCGAAAAAATTCAACAGCATTTAAAAAGTAATAACTCTTGTATAGTTACTTTACCGACAGGAGCGGGTAAGACGATTGTTTTTACAGCATTATCCAAACAAACTTTTAATCGTGTTTTAGTAATATCACACAGGGATGAGCTTGTATTTCAAACCATAGAAAAAGCAAAATATTTTTATAAGGATAAAGATATCGGTATTGCTAAAGCGGATTTATGGGACGTGGACGGTAAAAAGATTATAAGTGCTTCGATACAGACTTTATATAATCGATTAAATCAATTAAAATTCACTAAGAATTTAGATGCGATAATTATCGATGAAACTCACCATTTTGCTAAAAACACTTATTTAGAAGTGTATAATAGTATTAAAAAATTAAATCCGAATGTAAAATTAATCGGATTTACTGCTACACCTTTTAGAAGCGATAAACAATCATTAATTCCATATTTTGGACAGTTGGTATATAATAAAGACATTAGATTTATGTTAAAACATAATTACTTAGTAAACCCTTTATTTGTTAGGATTGGTTTAGGAAAGAAAACAGAAGATTACTTTAAAGATATTCGTAAATTTAAAGTAAATGAGGATTATTATAAGTTAAATTCCACTATTGATTTAAATAAAATATTTGTAAATACTTTGTTGGATCGTTGTAAAGAAAGGCAATGTATTGTTTTTTGCGAAAGTGTGGAACATTCTATTCTTATAAATCGGTTGTTGAACGAAATTGGAGTAAAAAGTGAACATATAGACGGAACAACAGATAAATTTTTACGTAAACAAATAATTACTAATTATAAAAAAAATCAAATACAATATTTAACTAACTATGCTGTTTTGACAGAAGGTGTTGACTTGCCTAATACTTCTTGCATTGCTATTATAAGAAAAAGTGATAATTTACTTTTATATACCCAAATGATAGGTCGAGGTTTGCGGTTAAGTTATGAAACAGATAAAGTTGATTGTAAAATATTAGAATTTTATCAAACACCGAGAAATCGATTAGGGAATTTCGGAAAGTTATTTAAGATTAACAAACTTATTAAAGAAATGAATATTACATCAAAAGATTTGGAAGAATTTGAAGAGATTAAATTAGATGTAAATGACGAACTAAGCAATGATTATGAAGATATTATTTTAAAATTCAAGAAAGAGGATGAAGTTGGATTTATAGATGATGAAAAAGTAACTTTTTACAAACTAATTTTTAGGATGTTAAATTCCAATATTATGTTATGTAATTTTGAGAATAAGTTTATTATTATGGAAGAAAGTAAAATTAATTTATATAATGTCGCTGTTATACAGAAAGAAGGCTATAACTATAACCTTCTTAAATTAATAGACGACTTGGATAAAGACATTGCTTATTCAACAATGCTGGATTTGTACCATCAAGAACAAACTCACGATTTAAGTAAATTAAAATCTATGATTTACAAAGAGATTACAAATAAACAAATAGAATTAATTCGTAAATTTCCATTTAGGAATTTCTTAAATAAAAAAATTCAATTAAATTCTTTAAACCGTTATGACGCTTCTGCTCTCATATCTTACTTATTTTATATGAATTATAGATTAAAAAAATTATAAAAATACTTGACTTTTTTTATAATTTTTATTACCTTTTATTTATAAGTTTTAAGAAAAAAAAAAGCTAATTGGGATGATGTAGAAGCGCATATATTAGAAAATTTTAAAAAGTAAGGAGAAAATCATGTTAGCACACATTTTAGAAAGAATAGGAAAAAACATTAAAGATTTTGACGACCCGACATGGGGCTATTATTTCCCTGTTGTAGATTGGAAAAACAACATAATTGACTTTGTAGATATATCAGAGCCGGTTATGAGAAAGATAAGACAACATAAGCATTATAAGAATGCTTATTATTACCCTAAGTTCTTAGGTGATGACGAGCTATTGGATAAATATAAGGAATGGGTTGAGGATTTTGATATTGATGAATATGAATATGAAGCATATAACCATCAATATCAAATATCTTTGTTTATGGATTCTATTGATTATGATATAACAGAAAAACAAGAAAAATTATTAAAAGAAAGCTCTGAGGAGCTGGTCTATAATATTTTTAATGAGGTGTAAAAATGAAAGATTTAAATAAAATCTTAAAAATTTTAAACAAGATAAGTAAAGATAGTAAAAAATTTTACTATCTTGAAAATGATAAAATACTTTTTGTATCTAAAAATGATAATAATTATTGTGTTATTTCTTCTGATTTGGAATTAACAGAAGAAATAACAAAATTTTTAGATTATTATGAGTTTAAACAGGAATCAGAGCAGATTCCTGAATTTGAAAGTTCTTTATTTATAGAACAGAACGATCTAAAAAGTACTTTAAAAAGAGTTTTACCGGCGTGCAGCAAAGATGAAACTCGCAAGTTTTTACAAACCTGTAAGCTGGAGATTACTAATAATAATTTTCGATTAATCGCTACAGATGGGTATAGAATCCATATTGACGAATTTTATTGTGATAGTAAAATGGAAAGAGAGCTCGTAATAGATAAAAAAATATTAAATATTATTAAAACTACTTGTAAGAAAGGAAATTTAGAAATAAAATTTTTAAAAAATAATTTTGTGGAATTTAAAATTGATGGTATCTCTTTTATATGTCCGGATCAGACCGATAATAATTTTTTAGAATACAAGAAGATTATGCCTGATTATAATAAGTTTATAGAAATAGATCGTAACGACTTTTTTGAAGCTTTGAAAAAAATTGTAATGGACACTATTGTTTTGGAGATAAAAGAAAATTTAATAATTTCAGATGAAATTTTAAAATTAGAAGTTCCAATTTTAAATGGGGATTCAAATCATTTAAAAATTGGAATTTGTAAAAAATTTTTGATGGATGTAATCAAAAATTTGAAAGATAATAAAATTAAAATTGAGTTTACAAACGGTGTTACCCCCATTACTATAATACAAGATAATTTTTATAGTGTGATTGGACCTAGACGAATCGATTAAAAAAAAATAAAAAAGTCAAGTATTTTTATAAAAATACTTGACTTTTTTTATAATCTTTATTATATTTTATTTATAAGTTTTAAGAAAAAAAAAGAGGTAATATTATGAAAAAATTTTTAGAAATTTTTAAAATTAGACAAGAAGATATTAAAGAAATCAAAGAGTATATAAAAGAAGAACTCGATATTTGTAGAAATGAAACTCAAGTTATAGTAAGAGATGATTTGGAAAAGGTAATCGATAAAATCTATTATGATAAAGCACTTAACATTTACAATTACGATAAAATAGAGGATCTGTGGGATACAAACCACATCATAGAGAGCGATCTATTCACAGAACAGGAGCAGGTTAATATAAGAAAATACATCCTAAATAATTTAGGATATGAAGAACTTGATGATTATGATGATGGAGATATACCGGGTCTGAATAGGATAAGAGAACAGTTAGAACAACTTATAATGGATGCGATTGAAGAGTGGCAGGAGGAGGAGATTAGAAAATTTGATAGTGAAGATAAAGAATTAAAAGAAAAATATAAGAACAAAAGAAATTTCATAACTGAATATTTAAAGGAAGGGCAGATTGAAACTAATGCCGATATACAATTTGGTTCTTATAAGCATTGGAGTTCCGTCCCTTATATCGAGATAAATGGAAAAGATAAATTGTTTTTAGCATATACAAGTACCACGATTAATTACTCACAATACATAACCACAGCAGGAGAATGGACGTATGCGGAACTAAGAAGATTTTTAGATCATAGAATTTAATTTTTTATAATCTTATTATATTTTATTTATAAGTTTTAAGAAAAAAAAAAGAGGTAAAATATTATGAAAAAGTTTATCGATAAAATAAAAAGAATTATTGAAATAAATCCGGATGCAAAAAAAGCATTCGACGATTTTTTGGAAGGACTTCAAAAAAATATTAATCCGTCGCTTAATCAAGATGAAGCGATAGAAATGTTGGCACAGCATGTTATTACAAAACCAGTTTTCGAAGCTCTGTTCAAAGGTTATTCTTTTGTGAAGAATAATCCGGTTTCCGTATCAATGCAGAATATTATGACAATATTAGACGAAAACGCTATCGAAAAAGAAACAGAGCAATTACAAAAATTCTATGAATCAGTAAGGAAAAGAGCAGAGGGCATTGACAACGCCGAAGGAAGGCAAAAAGTCATTATCGAATTATACAATAAGTTTTTTAAAACAGCTTTTCCTAAATTAGTCGAGAGACTCGGTATTGTTTATACGCCTGTTGAGTTGGTCGATTTTATCATAAATTTTGTTAATGAAATACTCAAAAAGGAATTCGGGCGAACTATTTCCGATGAAAATATCAATATTTTAGAACCGTTCGTAGGTACGGGAACATTTATTACAAGATTATTACAAAGCGGATTGATAAAGAAAAAAGATTTGAAAAGAAAATACGAAAAAGAAATACACGCAAACGAAATTGTTCTTTTGGCTTATTATATCGCCGCCGTGAATATTGAAAACGCTTATCACGATATCATAGGCGGAGATTATGTCGATTTTAACGGCATTTGCCTGACCGATACTTTTCAGCTGTATGAAAGCGATGATGACTCTGAAATGTTCGAACATTTCAAAGAAAATTCAGAAAGAATACGCAAACAAAAAAAGAAACCGATACAGGTTATCATAGGTAATCCGCCTTATTCTAAGAATCAAAAATCAGCTAATGATAATGCACAAAATCAAACATATCCGAAATTAGAACAAAAGATACGAGATACTTATGCAGAAGCATCTTATGGGAAAGGACAAGGTTCCGGTCAAGATTCTTATATAAAAGCATTTCGCTGGTCTACGGACAGATTAAACCCGAACGAAAACGGAATTATATGTTTTGTCTCGAATAGCGGATGGCTGGACAGTATAAGTCTTGACGGTTTCCGAAAAACAATAGAGGAAGAATTCTCTAAAATATATGTTTTTAATTTAAGAGGAAATGCGAGAACAAGTGGAGAATACCGTAGAAAAGAAGGCGGCGGGATTTTTGACAGTGGTTCTCGAGCTTCCGTAACGATAACTTTATTAATAAAAAGCAAAGAGATTAAAAAAGAGAAAGCTGAAATATTCTATTATGATATAGGCGACTACCTGAAAAAAGAAGAGAAATTAAAGATTATCAAAGATTTTAGCAGAGACCCTTTAAATATGAAATGGAAACTGATTAAACCCAATAAATTCGGGGATTGGCTGAATCAAAGAGGCGATGAATTTTATAATTTTACAACAATTAAACCCGAAAAATTATTTGTGGATAACAGTAAATCTTATTTTAGTATTAGCTCAACAGGTATATCTACAAGCAGAGATGTATGGGCATATAATTTTTCTAAAAAAGAATTATCAAAAAATATGAATAATATGACTGATTTTTACAATAGCCAATTGGATGCTTTTAAGGAAAATTTTGAAGAAAAAAAGAGAAAAAGTAAAAAAAATTACAAATCTGATGAGAAAATGAAATTAATTAAAGATTTTATAGATTATGATGACAAGAAAATTAGTTGGTCACGTAAGTTATGGAGACAAATAAGAGCTGATAATAAATCAAAATTTACGGAAAAGAACATAAGAGTAGGTGTTTATAGACCTTTTTGTAAACAATATTTGTATTTTGAAGAAATAATGACAGACGCATTCGCAGAATTTTTTAAGATATTCCCAAATGACAATTTAGAAAATTTTGTTATTTGTGTAAGTACTAAGGGTTTTAAAAAAGAGTTCACACCATTATTTACAGATAATTTTACAGATACTCATTTATTAGATAACGGAACACAATGCTTCCCGCTTTATTATTATGAAGAGTCGTCAAAAGAGCAAGTCGATCTTTTTGAAGGAAAAACCAAATACGAACGTAAGGACGGCATCTCCTATTTTATTCTGAATAAGGCTCATCGTCAATACGGCAAAAATGTTGGTAAGGAGGATATTTTTTATTATGTTTACGGAATTCTCCATTCAAAAGATTATGTCGAGACTTTTAAAAACGATTTGAGGAAAAGTTCTCCGCATATTCCTCTTGTTGACGATGTGAAGGCTTTTTGGAAATTCAGCAAAGCCGGTCGGCAATTAGCCGAGTTGCATATAAATTATGAAAAAACCCCGCCGTATAAAGATTTGGTCGTTACGGGAGACGACAGCGGATTTTATACCGTTAAAAAAATGAAGTTCGTTAAGAAAGATAAAAAAGATAAGATAATTTATAATAGCAAAATCACAATCTCGAATATTCCTGATAAAGCTTATGAATATGTAGTAAATGGAAAATCAGCAATTGAATGGATCATGGATCGGTATCAATTGAAAACCGATAAGAAAAGCGGGATTACTAACGATCCTAATCTTTGGTGTGAAGAGATCGGCAATCCGAGATATATCCTTGATTTGTTGATGAGCATCGTAACCGTCAGCGTGAAAACCGTCGATATAATTAATAGTCTGCCTGGATTGAGGTTTTAATTTTTTATAAAAAAAGTCGAGTTTTTTTTATAAAAATACTTGACTTTTTTTATAATCTTTATTATATTTTATTTATAAGTTTTAAGAAAAAAAAAGAGGTAAAATATTATGAAAAAGTTTAACGATTATAAATTAACTAAAAAGTTTTTAAAAGAATGTTTAGAAAAACCCATGGTATGTAATTACTATGTGGACGAGAAAATCAATAGACTTGTGCATTTTGCTTATAATAAATTGGATCTGTGTGGTTTAACGAAAAAAGAAAAAAATCAGGAAGTAATCAATTTTATTTACTCGCATTTGAGCGAGTATGACGACATTGAACATGGGGTCGCCGAGGTAAACGACTATTTAGAAAACAATATATTTTAAAGTTTAATATTTATGCCTTCTTTTTAGAAGGTATATTTAAAGGCTTATACTTAGTAAGTCTTTAAATATGCTTTTTAAGCATAAATAAAAATAAAAAAAAAGAGGTAAATTATTATGAGAAAAATAAATAAAAAAGAATTAAAAGAAATTATAGAAAACCACAATATGTGGCTAAAGAGCGAAGGAGCGGAAGGACAGCGGGCGGATTTCTCAAATGCGAATTTAAGCCATAGGGATTTATCAGGTGCGAATTTGGCAGGTGTGAAATTTACAGGCGCTGACGCAACATGCGCTAACATATCTGAATGTGACTTAAGATATATCGATTTTTCAAATTCGGATTTAAACTATACCGACTTTACGAATTCGAATTTGACCGGTGCGAATTTTACGAATTCCAATCTTAACAATGCGCATCTGACCGGTGCGAATTTAGAAGGTGCGGATTTAGAAGGTGCGGATTTAAGACATGCCGAGTTCAACTTTTCCGATTTGAGTAGTGCTAATTTGACACGAGTTAAATTTTCTCGTGTAAAATTAAATTTAAATTGGCACGAGGAGTATCCCGCTTTCTTGAATTGCGGTAGCAAGTTTAGAAGTATAAGTTTATCCGATCCGGATTGGACGGATAAAGTAAAACGACAGATAGATAAAATTTTATCTGCCTATAATTTCGAAGCCTTAACAATAATCCCGCCAAGCTCGGCTGCAATGGCGTCATATACGAGCATTTATCTTACAAAAAAGATAAAGGATATCAAACTACAGATTACAAAAAAAGTCGAAGGTGAGTATAAACTCGGCGAAGTTGTCGATTTCAACAAAGAAACAGAAGTGGAAAACCCATTTGACTACAGTCATTGTTCTAATTGCCGATACGGAAATTTCCTCGACGCCGGCGGTTGGCACTGCCGATACAGGAACTACATAGATGCTGGGTGTTGATCAATTTTTAGCTTCTTACGAGGCGATAGAAACGTTTCAGGACTTTATAGAAAGAGGGATCCGAAAAAATCATAAAAAAGCTGCAGGAAAGAGGTAATTAAGATGGAAGAAGTAAAAGAATTTATACAAAAAGCGAAAGAATTTTCAGAAAAAAAAGAATTTAAAAATTTCAAAATTTTAGAAAAAGAATTGGATTCTATGATTTTATTGGTTAATAAAATCATAGAAAATTTGGAGGAATTATGAATAATATAACTAAAGTTTTAGAAAGTTTTTATGAATTTAAACAAAAAGAAGAAAAAAAATTAGAAGAAATTAAACAAAAAGAAAAAAAATTAAGAGAAAATAAAAAAGAAATTTCCAATAATTTGGAAAAAAGAAAAAATGAAATTCTTCTTTTAATGAAAGAAAACAATATGGACAGTATTTTGACAAAGGATGGTGTTGAGTTTACAATCTCCAAGTCAAGAAGGGCTGTTGAAATTATTGATGAAGAGAAATTAAAAAAAAATGAAAATTTTATTAAAATCGAAATTATGAAATCTAAAATTCAGGCGTATGCCAAAGAACATGATGGCAAGTTGCCTGATGGAGCAGAATGGAAAGAAACTGAAAATTTAATTGTAAAGCGACATAATCTTATAGAATAACCTCTTTTTTTATTTCATAAAGATTATAAACCAGTTTTCAAATTTGAAATTTTTGAAAACTGGTTTTTTTTTAAGCCTTCCTTTTGAAATTCGACGATAATAAATTTCATGAATGAAATCTTTAAAAAATATAATAAAATTTCAGATTTGAAAAATGAAATTCTTGAAAACTTTTATATATTTGTTCACTTTATGAACATTAGAAAAGAAAATAAAATTTTAATTCCAAAAAATGGACTTTATAAAAATTTATGTTATAACCTACAAAATTCCGAATCCGACACTATGATTTTACTTCCAAGAAGGCATTTAAAGACTTTAATCGCTTCGCTGTATGTTACTTGGTATGTTATTAAACATCCAAATAAATCCGTCCTAATCATGACTGACACTCGCCGTAAAGGTATAAAATTATTAAATGGGATTAAATCTTTTTTTATGCGGCATGATGCTTTCAAGTTTTTATTCCCTGAACACAGTTTGAGTTATAAAGGTAATAATGAAGACACTCTAACTTTAAATTCGAGGACTACTTATGCCAAAGAGCCGAATGTGGCTGTTTATGGTATATTACAGCCAATTCAATCCGCCAGAGCTGATTTCATATTATTGGAAGATATCGTGAGTGATGAATTTGTAAGGTCTGAAGCTAATCGAGAAATGGTAAGATATAATTTAGAAAGTTTAAATGCTATTTTAGAAAAGGATTCTAAGAAAGTTGTTACAGGCACACGGTATACGATAGACGATCCGTATCAGGACATTATAGACGAAAACGATCAATTTGGCGGTTGGAATATAATCCAGGAAGGTGTTTATAAAGAAGACGGCACGGCTTTGTGCGAAGAGGTTATGTCTTTGGAAGAAATAAAAACTATACAAAGAAAACATTCAAAATTTTATTTTTCTTCTCAATATTTAAATGACCCTATCACAAACGATATCAATATTTTTGAGTTAGACAAATTCGGCTATTATGAACAAATTCCGACTTACGATTATGTTGTCATGGGGGTGGATTTAAGCGACGGGATAGGAAAAGATAGTAATGCTTTATCTATAATAGGATATAAGAACGACACTTATTATCTATTGGATTGCTATGCCAATAACAGAATAGACGCCGAAACTTTTTATTTTAAAATTCGTTATTATTTTGAAAAATATCCACGAGTTTTAAAAGTTATTGTGGAGGCTAATCGTTCTGGGAGATCTATTTTAAGAGATACTTTTTTAAGATTAGATCAAAATTTTAATTCCAAAATTCCATTTGAAGGAATTTATAATTCCGAACCAAAAAATGTTAGAATTCATAAACTTCTTCCGCTTTTAAATTCTCAAAAATTGCTACTTCGAAAAACTTCCGATAACTTTAGTAAGCTCGAAAGTGAATTTTTACATTTTAGTTACTTAGATAAAAATAACAAGGATGATTTACTAGATAGTGTTACTTTTAGTATAAATTATTTGGAAAGAGTTAACACTGTTAAAAATAAAGATCATAAAGGATTTAAAATATATGGCAGATTATAAATCGTTATTACAGGAAGGTTTGCAGATTGGTGTTGCTAATACTTCTCCTGCTATGGATGGAGAGGTTTTAACCGCACAAGATTTAAAAGATATGGTAGAATATACAAATACCAAAGGAAACAAGCCTTATATCGCAATTGGACACGACGGTGTATTTGGTAATGGGAGAGAAAAAGCGGTAGGTTGGATCGATCCGAATTCTTTGGAATTTAGAGAGAACGAAGGTATTTTATACGTAACACCTGAAAGCGTTTCAGACGAGACAATACGATCAATTGAGAACGGCGAGTATAGCAAATTAAGCATTGAATACTCATTTACAAATCCAAAAGATATTGAAATATACGATAGCACAGGAAATAGATTGAGTGATATTGAAGGAATTTCTCGGTACTACATGAGCAAGTATGCTGACGATACGGGGTATATAGAGACTATTTTTGAAAGTTATGATACTAACATATATGATAAATTAGGAGATAGATTAGAACATAGAGATGTTTTTAAAGCTTTTCTAAACGGGGTTGCTATACTTGGTAGGAAAACCCCAGCTTATCCACAATTTAACATATCAGAAAAAATTCGGCATTTTAAAGATAATTTAATAGTAAGATCGAATTCAATTTCGATAGAAAGTTTTATAACGGAGGGAAAAGAAGTGCTTATAAAAGAAGAAAAAAAAGATAATTCCGAATTAATAGAACAAAAAGCACAAAAAACTGCTGTAGCAGAGAAAAAGAAAACAAGTTCTATTAATAGTGGTTTGAGAGACGTATATGACGATAAAATCGAGGCTTTAACGAGAACCATAAAAGAAAAAGAAAAAGAATTAGAAACTTTGCAAGTTAAGAATGAAAATTTAAAAGAAGAAAAATTAGAACTCGAAACAAAAGTTAAAAATTTAGCATTTGATTTAGATCAAGAAAAAGTTTTTAACTTATGGCTTCATTACCGTTCCACTGGGCAATTAAAAAGAGAAGAGTTAATTTCTAATGATTTTAATTTCGATAAAGAATATGAGGAATTGAGAAGTATTGTAGACCCAGCAGAAAAGGCGATTAGAGAACATGAATTGAATAAAAAAGCTATTTGTTCGGGGAGTTTTTTCCAAGATTTCCATCAAGGAAACTCCGAAATTAAAAGAATTATGGTTAGAAATATCGAAAGAAAAGAAAAAGTAATTCCTGAACAATATAGATACGGTAAAGCGCAGTCTGAAATAAATAAAATAGTAAATTTAAACAATAATGCTGATAATACTTACGATTTAATATATAGAACATCGAGAGAAATGGCTAAGAAAGAAGGTATAAATATCAAATCGGCTGATTTCGATGTTGAGTATTGGAGAGCAAAAGCAAGAAATAAGTTAAGAAAGGAAGGTAGAATATGAGTTACACAGGGAACAGTTCTGCAACAGTTGTAAGAACTTTTTTAGCTGCAACAGCTGCTATAACACAAGGACATGCTGTAGCGACAGCGGGAACAGCGACTGCTTCGGGAGTTGGAGATATTAAAGGTATCGCTGCGGCGGATTTAGAAATTGGAGATGAAGTAGTTTTATATCCAATTAACGAAGTTAGACCTGTTATAGCGGGTCAAGACAGTGTTACAGTTGGTATGAAATTAACTTCGGATGATGGTAAACTAATTGCTGCTACAACAGCGGGCGACGTGGTTATAGCTATTGCTATGGAAGCGGGCGACGATGGAGACGAAATAGAAGCATGGATAGTAGCACCATACGAATTAGGAGCTTAATAGGAGGAATAAATGGGAACAATTACAACTTTAGATAAATTTAAAAGTATCGCCGATCCTGATCTAAGTAGTATATCTACTAAATATGTTGGTTATGGATCGCAAATTTTAAGAGCTGTTGCACCAATTTTTATAAGTAATAAAGATATGATTACGGATAAAAAGTTTGTAACAGATAGTTTAGACGGTCAAAATGTTATCAGACCGAGATTGGCAAAAAGTGGATTTTCCACCATCACAAACGAAAAAGTGTTTATAAATTTAGAAGAAAGAGTTCATGAAAGTCGAATGGACCATCGAGAATATGATGAAGATCCTGACGAAATTGAAAGTGTTGCTATACAAGCATGTGCTTATCCGCCAATTCAGAGTATGATTTACGAATTAAATGCTTTAATGCAAGACGATAGTAATTATGTTACAGCGAGAGAAGTCGATGTAGACGCTACAGGAACTGCTGCTAACGATTGGACAGCGCCTACTACATGTACACCTTTAACTAATATTAGATCTGCTTTTACAAAATTTATTGCTTCGGCAAGAGTTTTAGAAAGCGATCCTAACATGAAATTAGTAATAAGCCCTTATTTGGCGGGTTTAGTAGTCAATTCAGACGAGTATAAAACAGAAGTAGCAGCGAGAGACATTTCCGAGCCAACATTATTAAAAGATAGATTAGAAGCAGTATTAAATAGATCTGTTATTTTAGCAGAAGGTTGGTATTACGGTGAAAATGGTTCTGTTCTCTTTACTACAGATGCAACTTGCCACGTAATATATGTTGATGAACCAGTAGGTGGACTTTCCAACATTACGAGATTTAGAACGAACGAAAGTACTTTCCTAACAGGAATGAGAGACTTAGAACTCCCTATGCCTCCTGTTATGCAAAGAATAGGAGAGGATGAGATATTTAATGTTTCTGCTCCTATTATAGCAACTTGGAAATATGCGGGTAGAGACGGCGTAACAGAAATCAACATGGCTTCTCTATTAAGAGGAACTGTTTGGATACACGATTTAAGCAAATTGGTAAGACTAAAAGACATAGTAGCGTAAGCATTATGACAATAAAAGAGATTTTCTCAAAAATCAAAAATATCTTCATAAGGGAAGCTGACAGCGAAATGCTGTCGGTTTCCGATTTAAAACCTGAATATAATGTAAATAGACAACAAATTAAAAATATAAGATATGTGTTTAATCCTAATATCTATATTAAAACCGAATTAGGTTATTTTATTGATTGTCCCGACCGTTACAGAGAGATATACAGAAGTAATTATCAATTTAGATCGGCATTAGATCAACGAATTCGTAGGGTTAACTCTTTGGATATTGAGTTCCAAGAGGCATTTGAAAAATATAACAGTAATAAAAAATTGAAAGTTAAAAGAATAAATAGATATATAAAAAAACAACTCGAACGTATAGCCGGTTATAATCACAGAACGGGTTTGTTAGAAGGTTTTAATAATACAATAGAACAGTTATGCGACGCTTTTATAGTTGGTAAATCTATACTCCAAATAATATATAAGACGGATCAGGATGGTAATTACGACCTTGAAAGCGGATATTTCGAAGTAGAAGAGTTGCAGTTTTGTAATTCCGATTATTTTGACTTTCTTTCTGACACCAATGAATTGGTTTATATAGACGAATATGGAAGTTATGAAATTCTTAATCCATTCCAATTTTTAGTTTTTGCGAATAAAGGAAACTATGTAAATCCGCATGGGTTAAGTGAAATAGGCGAAAGCGGGTTTGATTTACATGTTAGGCTGTTACAATTATGGGACAAGTATGACGAATATAGCGAACGAAACGCTTATAATTCTTATGAAGTTGTAGCAAAAGGTTATGAGAACAAATTGACGGGTGTTAGAGAAAGTCCTGATTATCGATTGGTTGAAAATGCGATAGAAATGGCAAAAGAGATAAGTAATGGCTGTGCTATTGGACATTCTGATGATATTGAAGTAAAACAAATTCCGAATTCTAATAATAATTTTAACTTTACAAATTCGATTGAATTGATTGAGAGAGCAATAACCAAACAGATTTTAGGTAACACAACGGCTTTACAGAATTCCGAAACATACAGCACACAAGGCGTTGGTTCTATTCATGAACAAGCTACTGATGCGATAATAGAGGATAGTGCTAAAAATATTCAACAAGTTTTAAATGAGCTGATAGTTAAGTTATTAAAACTTAACGGTTTATATGATGAAGATATTGAATTGCCTAAGATAAACATCAAATATCAAGAAGATGTTTTAAATTTGAATGAATTGGAATATGCTTTAAAATTGGTTGATAAAGGTGCGCCGGTTAACATTTATGAACTTATGAAAAAAGCTAATTTATCTGTTCCAAATGGATTTGACGAAACTTTAACATTTAATAATTTGAATTTAAGGAGTAATAATGATGATGAACAAGAAGCAATTAATTGACCGCTTAAAACAGCGTGGATATTGGCAAGGTAAAATTAATTATGTGAAAAAAGTTATTGATGATTTTGTTGATAATAAGAAAAAAAATCGTTATAATTTAACAGAAGAAGATTATAATAAAATTATAAAATTATGTGAAAGACAATTAAAGAAAAAAGAAGTAAAGAAAGTAGAGAAAAAAGAAGAAAAGAAAAAAGAAGAAAAGAAAGAAGAAGTAAAACCAATATTTAAAAATAAAAAGGCTTAACTATGGGTTCGGGAAATAATTACAGTCCATATATACAACTTTTTACAGTTTCCAATACAAGAATTCCGAAAGGATATGTTATAAATGAGGATGGAGACGGTTTAGCAGATACAACCAACGGCGTTTCGGGAATAGCACCTTATGATATTGAAATTGGAGAGCCTATTATTGTAGTTAGAGATTATGAATTCACGGTTGGTTATGCTTCTGCTAATATAAATAAAAATTCTATTGTTACTGTAGATACAGATGGCAAAATAACTCCATATATAGGCGTTGGAGATAAAATAGGGTTAGCCACACAGTATATCGCAGCAGATACTTACGGCAAAATTTATACTTTTCCTATTTTCAGAATTTCAAGCTCTGGCGGTGCTGGATCTACTGCTTTTTTAGGTCTGGACGACACCCCAAGTTCTTATGTAGGAGATGGTGGTAAAACATTAGTCGTTAATGCAGCAGAGGATGCGGTAGAATTTGTAGCTACTCCATCAGGAGAGAATAATACCGCTTCCAATATTGGAACATCGGGTGTAGGTTTATTTGATGGAAAAGTTGGTATTGATTTACAATTTAAAAATATTAATTCGGTTCAATCATCTATAAGCCTCACTGATGATGTGGTTAATAATGAAGTAGATTTGGATGTAGATATAAACTCACTTTCTTTAAAATCTGATTTAATTTTAGCTGATGAATTTATAATAAGTGATACTGAAGATACAAATTTATTAAAAAAGACAAATTTATTTTCTATACAAAAAGATAATATTATTACAGTAACGGAATTAGATTTTTCAGGCGGCGAATACACTGTTCCTGCGGCGGATATGGGAAAATTCATAATCGTAGATTTGGCTGCAAGTGCGGGCGATAGAACTATAAAAATTCAAAATGCTTCTTCTGCTACAAAAGGTTTATCTACTATAATCGCATATTGTAATGGGTCTGTTAATTTAACTATTACAACTGTCGGTGGTACGCAATTGATTTGTAGTCTCACTTCCCAAGAATTTAAAAAGAGTTTAGAAGCAATAACCGTTACTGATAACGAAACCGAATATATAATAAAGCAAGATAGTCGTATTAATAAGAATTCGGTTGATGTTTTGGCTTGGAATGAAGGCGTTACAGAGGTTTTGACATTAGAAGATGAAAGCAAACATTTTTTTAGCAGTACTAAACTTAGTGGAAGCAGTATAACAAAAAATGAAGTTGCGGGAACTGTCGATATCGCACAAGGGGAGTGGTATTTAAGATCAACAGATACTTTGGATGGTGATCTTAAACCCGCCGTTGTATCAGCCACATCTGGTCTGTCTATACCTAACAATAGTACTCGTTATATAATAGCCGATTATAATGCTGGAACACCAAACCACAATATAGCATCTGACATCGACACTATCCCGTGTCAATCTACTTGTGTTGATGCTGTTGTAAGTCGAGTTAATAGCAATCTGGATGTTGTGGAGTTAGGCAATTACGCTGTCGATTTTTTTGGAAGATATGCACGTAAAGAGGCTGCAACTAATTGGTTTGAATATGGCGGCGGTTTACAATTAAGCGACGAAGGGAGTAGGCAATTCAAACTTACGGCTGGTGCTTTATACATAGGAATTAAGCGGTTTGATATCCCTGAATTCGATATGACTGGTTCTGATACATTTACTTATTATTATAGGGATGGTTCTGGGGGTTGGACAGAACAAACAGCACAAACACAAATTAATAATACACAGCATGATGATGGTTCTGGAGTATTACGAACAGGAACTACGGGTAAATTTTACACTCACCACATTTATGTTAGAGTTAATTCACCGACGGAATTAGCAGTTATTTTTCCTCAAACGGAATATGAGACACTTTCAGAAGCGAGGGCAAATTCAGGTATTCCTGGTGTTGTGCCTTCATTTGGTAATTCTTTTTCAACCGGACGATTTGTAGGAACAATAATAACAAGATATAATACTGTGCCTATGGAAGCAAGAACACCGTTTGGCGAAGTTTTAACCTGTTCTACTCCTATCGAACATAATGACTTAAGTGCTATTCAGCTGGCTAATACATCTGTTACTTACGGACATATAGACGACCAAGCACAAAGTATTTATGGTTTAAAATCTTTTAATGACGGAATAGCCACTAAAGGCTCTGCGACGGCACCTTTGTCTGTTTTAGCTAACGATGTTGGTGCCACAAGTGCTTATCTGATTGGTCGAACTGCGGACGATTTATCTAATGTCTATTTTAGGAATAACGCTAACACTTCTTCAACTGGTGCTATAGAAGGCGGAGATGGTACTTTACGATTTTATTATAGCGATGGAACTCTTACAGAAGGCATTAGGCTTGATGATAATGGTAGAGTAGGAATAGGAAGAATACCCACAACAAATGCTTTAGAAGTAGAAGGAACAATTGGAGCTACAAATGCTTTTAACACAGGGTCGGCTGCGCCGGGTACGAGTAGTTATGGAACACTTATAAGATCTTCTGATCCTTTTTTATGTTCTGTTGAAACTACAAGTGCGGTTGCTCCTTATAAAATCGCTCATTTTTATGGGGATCAAGGACAGATGATTATTCGTGGAGATGGCGATATAGAAAACACTAACGGGAATTACGGCACTATTTCGGATAAAAGACTAAAAGAGAATATCACACCGGCAAGAAGGAATTATCTTGATGATTTAATGCGATTGGAATTAGTTAATTTTAATTTTAAAGGTAAAACTCAAAAAAATATTGGTTTAATTGCTCAGGATGTTGAAAAGATATTCCCTTCTTTAGTTAAAACGGGTTCGTGCATGGAAGATGGCATTAAAGATAAAAAGACAATTAAACAATCTATTTTTATTTATTTACTTATAAGTGCTGTTCAGGAACTTAATAAAAAAATTGAAAACTTAGAGGCTAAAAAATGAAAGAATTTGAGTTAAAATTAACAGAAAATGAACTTAATTATGTGTTCTCATTACTTAGTGAGAAACCATTTAAAGAAGTTTACAGTTTAATTAATAAAATTCAAAATCAATTTATAAAACAACAGGAGGAAAAAAATGGCAGTTGATCCAACAAGTTTTTATATCTCTCAAACAGAGATAGACGCAAGAATTGACACATTAGTGAGTGGTTTACATACTAAGATAGATGCAGCAGCTTTACTTTTAACAGAAGATAGTAACGGTTTTGTATCTGTTACAAGCGGTTCAGCAAGTCAATTCAATAACAATTTAAATTTAATTAAAAATGATTTTAAATGGTATAAAGATTTGAGTAATTTAGGTGAAGTCTTTCGTTTGAAAGGAGCTTATGCTGATGACTACTCTTATTCGGCAAAAGAATGTTATATTTTAGATAAAGCGGAGGCACAGCAGTAATGAATAAATTTTTACTTATAATTATGATTATTTTATGTGTTTTTTCTATCGCAACTGTGATTACGGCACAAGATACAAATAGTGAAGATACAGAAGAGACTGAAAACTTTTTCGATTGGAAAGAGATTATTGGTTATATAATATCTATTATTGTCATAATAGCGACTCAAATTTTTGGAATAAAAATTGGATTTGATAATAAAAAAAGATTAACAGAATTAAATTCTAAGATAGGTTAACATATGTATTGTAGTATAGAAGATGTTAAAAGATACGATTATAACGACATAACAGAAGATGTTAATGATGATGAATTGTTAATACATATTGATATGGGATCGGCGGAAATTGATTATTATTGTAAGAGAACATTTGATGTAAACGCCGTCCCTTCTTCTGTTATGAAAGCTAATGCTTTATTGGCTATTTTGTTTTTAGATCGTACTTATAATGCTTTTACAAATGCACAAATAAAAAGAGAAAAAATTCAAGAGATCGAAACTGAGTATTTTCAATCGAATTCGGAAGATACAAGTGAACGAATTCCGTTGTCTATAACAAGATTATTAGATCCATACGTTAAACAAAACAAAAGTTTTTTTGTTAAGGAAGGGTAAGAACATGAGCAAAGATTTTATTTTTGAAAAAGAAGAAAAAAAAGAAGAAAAAAAGAAAGAAAATAAACAAAAAAAATATTTAATTACAGGAATTAAATCTTTTTCTTATAGGAAAAAAAATAAAACTTTTTCTATAAAAAAGGGAGAGAGCAAAGAAATCGACGATAACTTATATAAGGAATTAAAAAAAATTAAAAATTTCCAATTTTTAGTAATGGAAAAATAATGAACGAAACTTTATTTAATAACAGGAAGCAGTTAATTACGATTAACAATTCTTTTAACATATATGCGATTGAAGTAAGAGGGAGCGGGCTTTTTTTTATGCCGAATGATAGAATTGGTGAAAATTCGGATAAAAAATATTTTTACATTAAGTTGGAAGATAAAGATTTGATTAATATAGAAGATGAAATCACAAGTTTAACGGATAATCTGTATCTAATAGAGAAAATAGATGATAATAATGCTGTTTTTACAGGTTTAGTTAGAATAACAGCACAAAGTAGGAAAATGTTAAACACGGGACATTATGGAATATGATTAATATACAAATTGATAAAAAAAAATTAACATCTTATTTAACTCGACTGATAAAATATTTTGACAGTAAACAACTAAAAACTTTATCTAAAATTGGAGATAGGAATACGATTAATACTTTACAAAGACTTAACATTACAAAAAAAACTCCAGATGGAAGCCCGTTCGCTCCTCTATCGCCAAAATATGCGGAGTGGAAAATTAAAAAATTTGGTTCTGCTAATATTGGTATATTAAGCGGTAGGATGAGAAATTCCTTAGGTTTTAGTGTAATGAATGAAGGAAAAGAAAAAATAATAAATGTTTACAATGTTGCTTTTAATTCTAAAGGTTTCCCTTATCCTTATGTATTTCAAGAAGGAAGTGTAAAACAACCCGATAGACCGTTTATGGGTTTTTCAGAGAGGGAAAGTAATATCTATGTGGATTGGTTAATGGAAGGAATTAAGAATGCCTGAAATTGATGATATAAAATTACAAAATATTTTTGATTTTACAGTACCGGAGACACACGAAGAAGAAATATTAAAATATATTTATTCAAAATTAAGTGAATTAGGGTTTACTGAAACAAGTTATTTTCTTATTGATGATGAAGGCGTTTCTATACAAACATATAAAGCTGATATGTTGCCATTTGCTACAGTTGAAAATGATAATTCAGTATTCACAAAAATAGGAAATAAAAAAACTGAATGGAGAGAAGTGGTTAAAGTTAATCAATCTTTTATTGTTAGATTTTTTAGTAATGATATTAGACAACTTTTTACAATTAGAGAAAACTTTTTAAGATCGCTTGTTGACTTCGGTTTTATGAGTGAAATAAGCAACGATAAGGCAGAAAATTATTTTTTCTTGGATATTGAAGCTGGCGGTCTTTTTAGTTATCAGAACATTTTTAAGATAAGGCAATTGAGAGCTTTGGCTTTCAAATTAAATTTTAAGTATAGAATTTTAAAAGAAGATACAGAACCGATTATAATTGTGGATGTCGCTCGTATTAATTCAGATCAACATAGCGACTTTGATTATGCGGTTGTGGAAAAAGATTAGGAGGAATTATGGCAATACAAGGTTTTCCTGCAGTTAATTTTACAATTACAGGAAAAAAGCAAATAACACCTGCAAATTTATTTAAGTCAGTTCTTTTCTTATTGGAAGGACAAGACGGCTATATATCTGCAGTAACAGAAACTAAAACAGGGACAGGAACTGTAACACCGGATGGAGACGTTTATGCTGATCTTGATGTTATTATAGAAATAGTATTAGGCGGCGATCCAGGAACAGCTACTTTCAAATATAGCATAGACAATGGTGTTACATATTCGAGTACTATAACAACGGTTGCTGGTTCGGCTATGAGTTTAGATAATTATGTAACAGGCGAAAGCACAGGTTTAGAAGTAACATTTGGCGGAACAGGTAATATAGCAGGGGATAAGTTTGAATTTTTTGTTAAAGCTGGTTTCAGAAAGAATGTTATAACAAAACTTACTGCTAATGATTTTGACACATTAGTAACACATAAACAATCACAAGAGTATCTAAATGCTTTTTTTAATGCTGATTTAGAAGCGAGTGAATGTTACATGATAGCACCACCGAACGATACAGCAGGAAGCATTACTGATACAACAGGAACAGTTTCGGGCGATGGTTCTATTGTTGTAGATGGCGATCCAAACCAAACAGCAGAATTAAAAATAGAATTTATTGAAAGTGGTGATATAGGAACAGCTACTTATTTATGGTATATCGACGATGTACAACAAAACAATACTCCTTTAACTTTGGCAGAAGTAGTATATTTTGACGCTCTAAATGTAACAGCTACTTTCACGGACGGTACACCTACAAGTAGTTTTGTAGCAGGCGATGTAAATACATTTGACTTAGTACCTACAAGTGCTTCGAATATTTTATTAAGTTTGACTGACAGTGTAGCAACTTTAACGCCGACGATTTTAAATAATGTAAAAAATAGCAATTTGTTTACTCATATTGTAATCCCAACATCAATTACAGCCGATGATCAAACTCGATTATCTTATTTGATAGATCAAAGAGAAGCTGTTAATAATTTTACTCAATTTGTAATGCAAGCAGAGGAAAGAGGCACATTATCGGTAAGTGCGTATGAGACGGCGTTACTGAATAAAATATTATATTTTAAAGATTACAGAGGTGCTATTACTTTAGACTATCTCAACACAGGAACAGCGTTAAATCCTATATGGACGCCTTCGAGTGTACTTTTCGCACAAAGAATTGCGAATTTAGAAGTAAATGTCGATCCGGGTAAACGTTCTTTGGGTGCTATGGATGTATTAGCACGAAAAGATGAAGAAAATTTACAGTTGATTGAATTAGCTTTAAACAATGCTGGTTATATAGTAACTCGATACACACCGAACAGTAACGGAACTTTTGGCTATTTCTTTGAAAATTCCCATGTATTAAGCGAAAGCGATAGTTCTTTTGTGAATTATATAGATGTAAGAGCTTTCTATTACGCTTTATATATAACAGCTTGGAAACTTTATAATCAACTTAATAATTCTATCGCCGCAACAGACGGCGTTCTAAGTGCCTTAGGTGAGACAATCAACGGGCAAGTGAGTGATGAAATAGGAGATAAGGTAGAAAGTTATTCCTTTAGTGTGTTATCAACAGCGGCAGAATTTATAAGTAATGGCTATATAGATTGTGATTTAACTGTAAACGGGTTAAACTTGATTAAGAGATTTGATGTAAATGCTCAATTTGTAAATTAGGAGGACTAAATGGCATCACCACAAAGTTTTAAGAATACAACTATTTTAATTGGAACAGAAGGAAATGTAAAGGAATATAACGCTTTAATTAGTGCTACAAGATCGGAAGTAAGTACCACACAAGATAAATTTTATAATTATCGTGGTGAAGAATTGGAAACAGGCGGGGGCACTATTGAATACGGTGATATGACACTTGTTTTTGCTGAAAGAGAGTTTGATCAGTTAAGAATAGATTTGGGAGCTGTCGATGGAGACGGTTTCTATCTAAACGATTTGACTGATTATCCTTTCACAATGACTTTGAGAATAGAGCCTGACAGCACATTCCCAACTGCTTCTAAAGAAACAGTGTATGAAGAATGTAGAATTAAAGGTTTTTCACATACAGAAATAGTAAAAGATAACGTTTATTTTACAACATCAACAACTATTTCAGTAAAAAATGTTAAGGAAAGACAACTTTAATTTATGGCAAATATAAAACAGATAACTAACAAAATGATAGATAAGATTAGAGGAAGGTTAAGCAATTCCTCTGATACTTATCTATTCATTAATTTAATACCATTTGAGGGAATAATATCTTTTCAAGAACCTGATATTGAAATTGAATATGAAAAGATATACTCACAGCATAACACATCGCCATTAGCAATTGTTGAAAAAAATAGAACTATAGGTGATGGTTCGCTTACAATTTTAGAAAGTTCTCTTTTATTAGCAAAGGCAGAAGGTTATGCTTTAAATTCTGAAATGGTAATTACAAAATTAATTGCTGGCGACCTTGTTAAACAGGATTTAAGGCAGTTGAAAGTATATACGGGAGTAATCCCAAAAGCAGAAAGCAGAAGTGAATTAATGGAAGGTCATAACGCTTTCACAGTCGATGTAACGTTAGAGTTTACAAGAGAGCCTTTCATTGTCGCTTTACCTATATAAAAATTAAACATTTGGAGAGTTAAATATGATTAAATTAAATGAAGAATTTATAAAAAAAGATGAAATTGAAGAAGCTAAACAAAAATTTAAAGATAATCCTAATAACAAGTTTAGAAGACTTGTTAGAGTGGAATTAAAAGACGAAAGCGATCCTGATATGTCTTTCGTAGGTTATTTTTCTAATGCACAAAGAACACAGATGAAAAGACTAAGAGAAAAATTTCCTGATGACGGCGGCGAACAGAACTGCGAATTAGCGGTTATGAATGCTGTTTACCCAGATAGACATGAAATGGCAGAATTTTCTGAAAATTATTATTTGATCATGATTAAAGCAGGATCGGAATTACTTAAAAATTCTGGATTAGAGACAGAGGGTAACTCAAAAAACTTATAGAACAATATAAAGAAGAATGCCCGTTAACCGATCTGTTAATAATGAAATATTTAGGTTTTTATTTGAAAGAAAAATATGGAACGATTGACATTTTTCAAATTGAGTTATCCGACGATGAATATTTAAAGTTAATAGCATGGACGGAGGTATTAAGAGAAGAAAGTAAACTCTATCCAATTTTATAAAATTGAGAGGATTTATGGCAAATAATTCAAGACAGTTTTCTGTTAATGTTCATTTTAAAACGATTGACGACGCAAGTAAAACAATTGATAAAATTAATAAAAGTTTAAAGAATTTAACAATGCCTAAAATGGATTATTCCAAATCCTCTCAAAGTCTTATCAATCTTGCCAATGCTAACAATAAGAATAACATAGCAACTAAAAAACACAGTACGTTATTAGATCAGTTAAGACCTCGACTTTCTAATCACGTAGAAGGTTTAGGAAATGTAGCGGTAACTTTAAACGGTCTTACGGCTGGAATTACATTAGCGGCTAATGCTGCTGTTAGTTTAGGTAAAAGTTTAGGCGAAGCGGTAAAAGGTGCCGGCAATATAGAAATGGCATTAGTGGAAGTATCTAATGTTACAGGGAAAACAGGCGACGAGTTGCAAATACTTAAAGAGATTGCGGTTGAGGTTGGAGAGGCAAGTAAATTTACTACTCGTGAAATGTTAAACGCTCAAAGAAATTTAGGTCAATTAGGCTTAATTACTGCTAAAACTACAACAGAAGCTATTAAAGAAATGACCCAAACTATTGCTGATTATGCTGTTGCTACAAATCAAACTATAGAAATAGCGAGTAGAGATGTAAGTGCTTTAAATCAAGCATTAGATGAACCAATCGGAGAAATAGCTGATAAAATGGTGTGGTTAGCTAATAATACTCAAATTGCTTATAAAGACATGCAAAATTTTTCTAAATTCGGTGGTTTAGTAAAAGGAATGAACCAAAATACAGATAGTTTATTATCTTTAACTGCTGCCTATCGTAAATTCACACCGTCGACAAGGTTAGCAACTACACATATAGTTAGTTTTGGTAATGCTGTTGGATCGGTTTTAAAAAATCAAAATAAAATGGCTGAAATGAGAACAATAGCAGAAGCGATTGGAAAGACTAACATCATAACTGACGCTAACGGCGATATTAGAGATATGGTAGACATAATTAATGATTTACAAAAGAGTTACACCGCATTAGGTTATACACAAGAGCAGATACAAGTTTCGTTAAGAACAATGTTTAATGCTCGTGCTGTTGGAGTATATATGGGTGCTGTTGGAGAAGGAATTGAAACGATACGATCCGAAAGAGCAAGGATGCAGATGGAAGCAGAAGGCGGTTTAAGAGACATGTCTCAACAGATGGCAGATACTTTTAATGGGTTAATCGCACGAATTGGCGGTATTTTAGAGAACATGCGGGATCGAATTGGTGAATATTTACTTCCTGAAATAAAAGAAATAGCAAAAAGTTTTATAGATACTTTGAATTCAATCGATATTGAGCAATTAGCTTCTTTTATTTCCACTGCTGTTCAGCCTGTGTTTAATGCTTTTGAACGCTTAGTTCCGTTATTAAACGATAAAATTATTCCTATTATTATGGATATTACAGAACGATCCACACCTATAATAGAAACGATAACAGATATTATTGAAACAATAACACCTCATATTGCCGATTTAATTAGCCAATTAACACCGTTAATAACGATTATTGGAGAAGTTATATCTACTGTTTGGAAAGGGTTAAAACCGGTTATAGATAATATTTTAACCTTACTTATCCCTGCGATTGGAGAAGTTGTAAACTTATTTAATATGGTATGGGACGCTGTTAAACCTATTGCGGATGTTTTTTTTACAATGCTAAACGACAGTATAAATCCGATTGTAAGTGAATTATTACCAATTTTTGTAGATAGTATAAAAACAATTTCGACTATTTTAAAACCCATTCTTAGCGTGATTAGTTCCATAAATAAAATTGTATCGCCTATGTTAACGATGATTACAAAACTATTAGGTAAAAAAATTGGAGCTGATTTAAAATTAATTGGGTTATTATTACAAGGAATAGGAAAAAGTTTAGAACCTATAGTATGGCTTATAGAGAAAGCAACACAAGGTTTTGAAATGTTGGCTGATCAATTATCCGGTGTGAGTGAAGTATTTGAGGACGGATTTTTTAAAGTATTTGATGAAGGCTTTAATTCGATGTTTGGGAAAGTTGGAGAGTTTTTTGGAATTATAGATAATACTAATGAAAAAATGAAAGAAAGTTTAGAACCAATTTTCGGGCAGGAACAAATCGAAAAAAGTGAAAGCAACTTAACAAAATTTGTAACTAATGCCGGTGATATAATTGGAAAAGCATTTAAAGGACTTTCTAATGCTATAACAGAATATAATGAACAAAATCTATTAAAAATGTTAACAAAAGTCGACAATGTTTATGCTGAGTTAGAAACGAAAATAGAAGATATTAATAATAAACAAATCCAAATTGGTTCAGATATGGGTAAAGCAAGTGAAACTTTCTATAAAGAGACTTCTAAACAATTAGAAGAAGTTGTAATGATAGAAGAGAAAATAGCAGACAAGAGAGCTGAGATAAGAAAAGATTGGCAAAGTAAAGTAATGAAAGCCGAACAGGGCGTATTTGAAGCACAAAAGAAATTGGAAGATTTTAGATCGGAATGGTACGATAAGCAAGCACAAAAAATAGCAGATTTGAATGATAAAATAGCTATGGAAACAGAAGAAGTAATGGACGATATGTTAAAACCACGTTCTATTTTAGAAAGCGAATTCGAAACATTATTTGACGGGCTAAGTACGGAACATTTTAAAGATCAGTTGTTTGACGATTTAAAAAGTGTTGAAAATCAGATCGGAGATGGATTATCTTTCTTAGAAAAGGCATTTACAAAAGATATACAAAATATCTATAGCAAATTAGAACAGGAAGTCGCTAAGGAAACTGATAAGCTATTTAAAACCTATTTATCAGACGAAGAATTATATGTTTTCGGAGACCTTGAAAGCCGTAAGGAAGCTATAAAGAATAAATTTCCAAGCATGGCGAATGATATATTTGCTGAATTAGACGATGTTGCACAAAAAGCAAAAATAAAAACAATAAAAGATTTAACATCTGATGTTAATTTAGTAGATGATAGTAAATTAAAACAGCTTGAAAAAGATAAATCAGATTTGATGAAAATGAATATCAAGGAAGATAAACAATATCAAAAATTAGCAAAATCTGTTGATGAATATCAAGATGAATTAGAAAAAATCTCTTCTGAAAAGTTTTTAGAAGAGTTAATTAAACAAGATAAAACGTTACAAGATTTGGAAGGTCAATATGCGGATTTAACAAGCCAATTGAGCTTACTAAACGTTAATTTCAATGCTTTAAATTCTAATTTTGAAAAAGCTGGTGATATAAATGAGTACATGAAGTCTTTGGAAGATTTTATAATGTTAGAAATTGATAAGACTAATCTGTCTACAAATCAGGATGCTTTATCGAACTTTATGAATATGTTTAGCGGCACTACTTCTAAGAATAGCATAAGCAATTTAACAATTTTTCAAAAAACATTAACAGAACTTAATACGACTTTTGGAAACTTGGCTGGGTCGAAAGAAAACGCTGAAGAAGGATTGAAAACATTAGTTAAAGTTAGAGAAGCTGTTATGGATGGAAATATTCAAACAGCCATTAAATCTATTTTTGAAGATACAAGCGGGTTTTTTGATGACTTTAATAACGTTATAAAAACAGGATTAGGCGAAATTGAAGGATTTAAAAAGGCAGTTACAAGTTTTACACCAGAAGATTTAAAAGCATTATCAGAACCTTTAAAAGAAGCATTGTCTGATGGAAATGTTTTAGATGATTTTTATAAAAGTTTACAA